CATTTGTATTGATACATAATATTCCTTAGTCGTTTCGAGTGTTGCGAGTCGGTGGATCGTCTGGGTGCAAGTCCATTGAAGGTGTATGTGAAGTCATCGGTCTCGCCATCGGTGCAGACATTGGTGCAGACATTGGTGGCGGAACCATTGGAGATGGAGCAGGTGCGTTAGTAGCAGTGCCAGCAAGTTTTTCCTGTGTACGACCAAAAGCAGCGATACCAAGAACAGCACCCATTGCTAAATGGAACAATCCCGCTCCCTGTAGCGTCAATGGTTGCCACTGAGTGATTTGTTGACCCATAACAGTTTGAAGGATACTCCATGCTACAGGAAATATAACCATGTCCATTGTACAAACAACCATGTACATCCAACCCATGGCTGGACGCCATTTTTTCTGCATCCAGTCTTCGTCTTTTTTGACCTCTTTTATTTCTTTTATTTCTTTTATTTCTTCAGTCATTATTCTTCCTTATTATAGTGTTATTGGAAGCCACAACCATATTGCCTGTGACATCAACAGAGCAGCTAAACCACCTACTCCGAGACTTGCATAATATAATCTATTGTTAACAGCCAAAATAGAAGCAGTCAGTAAAACAATTGCGATCTGTAGTAAGGATCCACCATAAGTGTACCATGGACTACGAGATTTAGCCACTGCACGTTCTTCCTCTAGTTTTCGTGCCTTTGCCATCAATTCTTTCTTACCTTCTCCAGATACTGGATCAGATTCGTATCGAGCAATCTTACGAGATAAATCTAATTCTTTTCTTTTATCATTTGTTCTCTTAGCGTCATCTAGAGCCATCTCAGCAAGAGTGCTTTTGATAGACTTAGCTTGATAAAAAGACCAAGTATTGTTAGCATCAATTGTATTGTTTAGAACTTTACTTGAGTTACTACCACCCATTAAAGTATTAATAGCCAGTAAAGCAGCTAGAACAGTAATTACCCATCCAGCCTTATCTTTAATTAGTGCCTCACGCTCTGAACGTGATAGTGGTTTTTCTTCTGCCATAAATTCTCCTTTTGCAATTATTTATTATTTTGTTGTCTACGATACTCTTCAGCTTTATTATCCCAGTACTTCGCATTTTTTTCTGCAAGTACTCTTTCATGATCAGTCACTAGACGTGGTATAAATTCTTGTCCATATTCTGGATAGTCTTCTTTACGCATTTCAACAACCCAAACTAAACAAAGAGTATAAAATATTATAACTACAACAACACCAACAACCCACAACATCTCTTGTTTAAGTTTTTTTATTCTTGCCTGTCTTCTTCTCTCAATAACTTCTTGTTGTTGTATTTGTTTAATGATAAGAGTTTTTTGTTGCTTACTCATCACATCCATCATATCATTAACTTCAGTCCAAAGCGCACCTAATTCTGGTGGACTTTGGTAAATCATAATCTCACGCAGTTCTGTTCCCATTTGCTCTAATTGTTTTTTCATTAGAACACGCTGTAAGGCTCTTTTACCTAAACTATCGTCACCTGTATATACCTGAGTTTTAGCTTTTCTTTCTTCTTCCTCAAAAATAATTTTACATTTGTTGTAGTTATCGAAGTATGTGCCAAGATGATTACCAATGTCTGCGTAAATACTAGTATGCTCATCAGCATTGGCTTTTTTGTTGTTAACTATAACTTCATTTTTTGTTTTAATGAAATGATTTTTTTGTTCAACAGTGGGAGGTTTATTTGGAGGATGTAGTTTGGCAAATTGTGCATCTAAGTCTTTAAGTACATCTTTAATATCACCTGCTGCACCTTTTATATCTTTATAAAGTTTACATCCAGCCTTGACTGCGGAAACAGCACCATTAGCCAGTGCAAATAGGGTGATTGGATCCATTGCAGTTAATCTTTCGTGTTAACTGCATATTCTAAATTGGGATAAAATTCTGTTGTGCTAAGACTCGAGTCGATTGTCGGTAATGTATCCATGATAAAAAGCACCGCAGTTTCTGCGTTCTTTTTACTCATATTTTCCTAAATGAAAGGGAGATTTCCCTTTAAATTATTTAGGTTTTTGCAACTCTTCTACTTCGACTTCAATAGGTTCAGCGTATACTGATTGAACCTTTTTCAAAAACGATTCGGTTTTAGCTGGCGTTGCACCAACTTCCTTCATATATCGTCCTACTTCTTTATCTTCAACTCTTTGATATAGTGGTGGTTCCCAGTCTTTAGTTGGAGCATCTACCTCTATGTTAAGTAACTCTTCTGTTGGTTGTTCTTCAGTAACAGATTCTGAAACTGTTTTAGAAACATTATGAGTAACAACTGGTGCTGGGTCATTTTCTTGCCATGGCCAATTTTCTGACCACTTCATATCAACAGGGTCTTCCTTTATTTCCTGTAACTCTTCTGCTGTTGGTTTTTCACCAACATCTGCCACATAATATGGAGGATGCTCTTCCTCTTGTTTTCTAGGAACTGCATAGTATTTCATATTCCAATTAGCAGCAACCAACATTAAAACTGCCAATGGATCAAATACAGCAACAATCATTATGATGACAAACCTAACTGCTTTTTCTAAAACATTATTATCAGGATTGTCACCATAGATTAATGCAGCAATATATTTTATTGGTCCAACTTCTGCTTCGATTTTACGGAGGTCTTTGGCGATTGGGGCTTTTTGGTCGTTGAGTTTGGAGATCTCTTTTTGAGCACTGGAGATTTCGTCAAGGATTCTGGCTCGCTCTTTTTGCTGACTTCTTCTGATTTGATTGGCTCGCTCAATTCCTTTGGCATCGTCTGTTCGACTGATGGTTTGATCATTGATTGAATCCATTTGACTAATTTGTTTACGAGCTGCATTTATATTCTCCTTTTGTATTGCTATTTTCTCATCAAGTATTGCGACTTCAGAAGCCACGTTACCAGTCGGCACTGCCTGATCCAAGTGTGCCTTGGATAAGTATCCAAAAATACCCATTGATGTGAGCATCATTAGAATCACTAGTGCTGTTAAGAAATACACTTTGAATAACTTTGGTATTTCTTTCCAATTACGGTACATCCATGAAGCCACAACAAGTTTGGATGCTTCAAGCAATCCACCCATGATGGCGATAGGAATTGCAGCTGCAGCAAAGATAGCCATCAATCCAAAGATGGCATAGTATGCGGCAACAGCAGAAAGAGATAACGCAACTGCAAATAGTAGATATGTCATAATTTATTTTTAATATGAGAACCATGGACTCGAACAGAAATCTGTCCATTATAATAGTCATCTGATTCTAATACTTTCCTCCCAAATTGTTCTCGTGCTTCTATGTATGAGCACTCAGCTTTAGACTTACAGAAGTACAAAATCTCTCGTGTGAAGTTTTCCTTCCCGAGAGACTCTACATCTTTATTTAGGTCTATACTTGAACCATAATATTCCATCCAGTCAGAATCAATCTTACTTCTAACCTTCTTCTTTTTCTTTGTTCCATTTTTTAACTTAACTACCTTGTAAGTTGTTTTGGAAAATTTCGATAGTTTTTTGCCGATGTACATACGACTGTTGGCTTTGTTTACAATTAAGTATACAAAGCCAACACAGTCTTCAGGTAGTTCTTCTACAATTTTATTCTGGTAATACCAACTCATTCTTCATCTGTGAAGTCGTCCTCTTCTTCATAGATGTCCGCTGAACATACTGGACAATATACAATATCCGATGTTGAGTGGTCATCTCCTTTGAGGATGATCTTTCCTCTTGCCTCGCATGATTCACACTCAAAGTATTTAGTTGCCATTTACCAGTCCTTTAATTAGAAACTACGTGTATAACTCAAACGCCATGCATCTTTCTCTTCATCACCATAAGAACGTGAGAACCGAACAGCAACTGCGTCCAGTTTAGTAGGTGCATATCCTACTGTGGCATGTACACGTTGAGTTTTGTAGGCTTTACCACTTTCAAACGCATTGCGATAACGACCACCTACATCACCAGTGAAACCTGCTACCAATGGAAACTTGACACCTGCGTCGATAGCATAGGTGCTAAAGTGTGTGCTACTAGTGATACGTTCACCTAGTCGTCCACCCAAGTAGAATGCACCCAGTGATTTTCTAGCACGAACTTCTAAACCTGAGCTGATTGAACCTGAACCTAGTGAAGTTTGGCTACTATTGCTTTTTAGACTGTAATCCCATCCTTCTGTGGTTTTGACACCAACTACTACAGCGTTAGAAATATTGTATACGTTAGTTACAGTATTTTCTTCTTCGCTATACTCATATGTAGCATAGCTGTTGGCGAGTGATGACCCTGTGATCATTAATGCACCAATTGTTACTAATAATTTTGTTAATTTCATGTTTTCCTTTTAATTTAAATCAGGCAGCTTTGCCCCACACATCATCCCATGATCCAGACAATGCCCCTTTGGCATAGTCGGTCACACGATTTTCGAAGAAATTCCCATGCACAGGTGCATTGATCATTTCTTCAACCCATGGAAGTGGATTCTTTTTAACTTTAAAGATCCCCTTCATTCCTAACGAGATAAGACGACGATCTGCAATATAGCGGATGTACTTCTTAACATCTTCTGCAGATAGTTCACGCATATCAGCACCTTGATAGCAAAGATCGATAAACTTATCTTCAAGTTCAACCATCTTTTCAGCTATTGTATATATTCTACCTTTCAATTCATCATTCCAGATCTCTGGATTCTCTTTGATGAATTCTTTGAACAATCTAATCATATTCTCAGCATGCATTGTTTCGTCAACAATAGACCAAGTAACAATCTGTCCCATACCTTTCATAATACCATGACGTGGAAAGTTCAACAACATAATAAATGAAGAGAACAACTGCATCCCTTCAGTGAAAGCACTGAACACGGCAATGTGGGTTGCAGTTGAAGATAGATCACCATTCTTAGAACTTAGTTCTT